AAATAAAAAAAAAAAAAAAATTGTTGATGATGTTGATGATGATGATGATGATGATTCATTTTTTAACTTACACAAAAATTTAAAATTAGTTAAGCCAGAAGCAAAAAAAAAAAATGTTGATGATGATATGGATTATATGACTGGATGGTTTGGATCAGGACATTCAAAAATTCAATCTGTTATAATACCTAAAAAAAAATTTACACGTAGTCAAGCAATTGATTATGTTAAAAAACATTTTAAATACAAAAAAATAGATGAGAAAAGAAATTATTATAGATTTAGACAATTTAACCCTAAAAAAAATTCACATTATTCATCTAAAAAATTAAAAAATGGGGTAATATTAGTAATTGAATATGATAAAGAAAGTGGTGGTTCTCTTTCAGTAGAAAATTTTAAAGAATTTATAACAAATAGTTATAATCCTGATAAACATCATATTGGAGATTTTGAAATTGATAAAGAATTATCGGACAATGAAGTTCAAGTTTTTAAAAATCAAGAAAAACATCATTTAGTAATAGTTTTCAGAGGGACAGAAGGAACATTTAGAGATTGGGGTAATAATGCTCATTATTTAATTGGCTTTTATAAAAATACAAGAAGATTTAAAAATTCTGAGAGAGTATTCAACGAAGCATTAGAAAAGTATCCTGATTATAAAATTACTTTAGTAGGACACAGTCAAGGATTTGTACCAGAACATATTTTAAATAATAATAGAGTTTATGAGGCATTAGCATTAAATCCAGCATGGACAACTGAAAAACAAAAAAATAACGAGTATATTGTTCGTTCTTCAATAGATGGCGTTTCAATGTTGGTGCCTAAAAATAAAAATAATATTATATTACCTGCTAAAACATATAATCCATTATATGAACATTCTACAAAGATTTTAGATTCTTTAAATCCTAATGATTTAATAGGTAAGCAAAATTGAATAAGCTAATTTTTCCATTTTTCTGAAAAAAATATATATAGTTTAATATTATATATAATGTCCGTTCAAACTTTGGCAAGTAATGGAGCATTTAATAATCAAGGCGTATTAAGTGCAAATTTAAATGGTACTCCCGTATTAGTCGGGTTTCCTGTCACTAGTACATCCAATAGTCAAGGTATGTATCAACATCTTGGAATAGCCGGCTCACCCAATTTAGAAACAAATTTTTTAAATGCAAGTGCCGCACAAACTGGTGGTTTCAATTTTTGGACAAGTAATGCAACGACTGCACCAGATAAAATATTAAATTTAAGTACTCAAGGTTTAACAACTAATAAAGTTGTTAAAGTGGCTTTAAATAATGACGAAAATAGTATAAGGGCAAGTGATTCAACCCTTAGAAGTTATGCAAATGGAACAAACAACACACAAACATCATTATCAATACAACTAGCAAATGATAATTTAAGTACTAAAATTCGTTCAGATTTAGGTTCTACTAGTCCATATACTGATTATGTTGATTCAACCGCCAATAATTCACGTCTTAGTGCTACTGATTTAACTTTTAATGGTGTTAGTTTAAAAAGTAATGTGGCAACAAATACCACTGATATTTCACAAAATAAATTTGATATATCAAATAATACCGCATCAATAACTAATATAAATCATATTTTACCACAAATTGTTGTACCTCAATTGACTTTCTCGTCTCCTGCAATTTATGCAGATAGTACAATAATTCCTTCAACAAATTCAACTTATCAAAACACATTTGGTGTTTTTGGTTGGTTTGTAAAAAACACCGTTGCAGGTACAAAATTTAATTATTATTTCCCCCCTCAACCAAATATGAAAGTATCAGATTTAAAAGGAATTTATTATGAAATGTTTTCAAATTGTACTAGTTTAGGATCATATCCGTTCATCACGATATATACTAAGCCCCTAGGACCTGGAGCAATTCCACCAGACTATAGGAGTTGGTATCATTCTTCATATACTGTCGTTCCTTCTGTTTTTCAAGGTGCTGATGCATTTGTACAATGTTTTGCAAATTTACAAGGATTAAGTTACAATGCTCCAAATGTTTGGGGTAATTATGTTGCTTCTCCTTTAGTTGCGTCAGTTGTTGACAATCCAAAAGGAGACTACCAGCCAACACAAGAAATATTGTTCATCTCATTAGGTTCAAATTCGGCAGCAGCCGTTAATAGTTTAAATTGTTCTTTATTGAAATTGGGAATGATTTCAACATTCACAAATGAATTTCTTTTTCTTTGATAAAAAAAAATATATTTATATATTATATATAAATGCCAGTTTTAAGAAAAAAGTTAAAGAATGGATATAATTATGATAATTCTATAAAAAATGTATCTAAGCAAATGGAAATGCAAATTATAGATAATTTTAAAAAAAAAGATGATAGTTTAGTAAAAGAAGAAAAATTTATCGCAAGTGGTGTAAAAAAACACATGGCTTCTTTTAATAAAAAAATAAAAGATAAAATTAAAAATATAATTTAAATTAATATATTTATTCTGTATGTATATTATAAAATAAAATATGTCTTTTAATTACGAATGTGATGGAATTCCAATTGCAAAAATAAAAGTAGATGGAAAAAAAAAAGATAAAATAGTTTATTTAGATGAAAATAGTTCATCAACTAATAATTATAAAGAAATTATTTTAAAACCTAATCAGGGTAAATTCCAATATATACCAGATGAAAATAAAGAGCGTTTTATTGCTTATATTGTTGGAGCTTCTGGAAGTGGTAAGTCATTTTTTGCTTCTCAACTTGCCAACGAATATAAAAAATTATTTCCAAAAAATCCAATTTATTTATTAAGTTATTTAGATAATGATTCAAGTATTGATCAAGTTAAAGGAATAAAAAGAATAAAATTAAATGATGAATTTATTGATACAGATTTAGATGCGTCTGATTTTTCTGATAGTTTAGTAATTTGGGATGATACAGATTGTATTACTGATAAAGCAATGATATTAAAATTAAGAGATTTATTAGGTAAAATGTTGAATACAGGACGACATTGTAGAAATTCAGTTATTTATCTTTCACATATTGCATGTAATGGACTACAAACAAAAAGTATACTTAATGAATGCCACTCTCTTACATTTTTCAATGCAACTCTAGGAGGTAGAACAAAAACATATTTATTAAATCAATATTTAGGCTTAAACAAAAAACAAATAGAAGCGGTTGATAAAATAGAAGGGAGGGCGATTACAATATGCAAAACGTATCCAATGGTATTAATAGCAGAAAAAGAAATAAAATTTATTAAAAATTTGTAAGTGATAAAACAAAATGAGCCCGTAATTCATAAAAAAATTTATAAAAAAATCTTTTAGCCTAAAACGGTTGAAAATTAAGGAAATGGATTTTTATATAACAAATTTTCGGATTCCTTAGTTTTCAACCGTTTTCTCATTTTACTTAGTAGTTTCAAATTTTATAAAGAAAGAAATTTTTTTATAAAATATATTATGACTTCGGGCACAAAATTCTAAGCATATAAACAACTATAAACATTTAATGTATAAATTGATGTATTATTAAAAGAAAAATTATTAAATGAAGCAATCAAAGAACCCGAATTATTAATAATTATATTACCAAATGTCAATTCTCCGGTTATTGTGTTTAATATGGACGATGGGAAAGATGAAGTTTTATAAGGTAAAAAATTTACAGAGTTCAGGATAGTAATTTTTAAATCAATATTAGAACCAGAAGAAAAAAAAGTTAAATTAAAAGAATTGATATTATTTAATGAAGCATCTTGAAAATATAAAACACCTATAAAACCAGTATGAAGATTAAGAATATTAATATTTTGTTGGATTGTTGCAAACCCTACAAAATTTATAGATAAATCTGTGTTCTGTGAAATGTCATAATTTTTTTCTGAAGGTAGTGGAGAATTCCCCAAATATGCAGTTGTTTGAATACTATTATCAGAAAATTGTAATTTATTTAAGTGTAAATTATTAAACTCAAAATCATTATCAAAAATAGTTCTTGCAGACATTTATATATAATATAATATATATAAATTTTTTTAAATTATAATATTATATATGAGTTATAATTCAGGTATAAACCAGCGTGTTAGAAATCAAACTTTTTTTAATAATACTATTAATGAAGATTATTCAATACAAGAAACTAATTTAAATTTAATATCAAACTTAAAATATGTTCAAGATTATATTACAAATTATATTAATTCGGTAGATGGTTATTTAACTATTTTAAATCCTGATTTTTCGGGTAATATGACATCATCAACACAAGGAAATATAAATGTAAGTTCTCTTAGTGTTCCAACAATAACTTCTAATACAAATTTTTTAATAAATCCAACAATTAATGGCGCTAAAGTAGAATATAATATAGTAGGCGAAATAGTGATGCTACTTACTAATACTCCTCCTCCTAATTTTATTTTGTGCAATGGTTCATCATTAACTATTAATTCATATCCAAAATTATTTCAATTAATTGGTTTTAGTTATGGTGGGAGTATTGAAACGGGAATGTATAATCTTCCTAATTTTCAATCTACTTTTCCTATTGGCGGAAATGGACAAATAAATAATGTACCCGCTTCAAATTTTGCAACAGGAAACAATGCAGATGGGGCATTAAATACATATTCAACAACATATAATTTAGCTTCTCCAGTTATAGATGTGGTACCAATTCACGGACATCTTATAAGTGATCCAGGACATTTTCATTATATGAATGCAGAAGATACTCCCTTTTTAGCAGTGGTTGAAGAACCTATTCCACTTCCATGTTTAAAATTACATAATCCATTAAGTCAAATTTTCGCAGAACTTAATGAGACAGGAATTCAGATTTTAGGAAATGGATTAGGAGTACAACAAACAGATAATAATTCAAATTTAGCAGGTGTAAATATATCAATGCCTAATGTAGCTTGTTTTTACTTCATTTGTTATCAATAATTTAAAAACTAAAAAAAACTACTTAAAACTATATTTATATATATAATTATAAATGACTGAAATTAATAAATATTTAAATGGAAAAATTTATAAAATTGTTTGTAATAAAACAAATTTAGTTTATATTGGTTCAACAGTTGAGAAATATTTATGCAATAGATTAAAAGGACATAGAAAACATTATAATGAGTTCTTAAATGGTAAAAATCATTATACGTCATCTTTTAAAATTTTAGAAAATGGAGATTATTATATTGAATTAGTTGAATCATACCCATGTAATTCTAAAGATGAGTTATTAGTTCGTGAAAGATATTATTTTGACAATATTGAATGTGTTAATAAATTTAAACCATTAATAACAGATGATGAAAAAAAAGAATATCGAAAAGAATATAGACAAGTCCATAAAGAAAAAATGAAAGAATATCTAAAAAAATATTATAAAGAACATGATGGAGAAATAAAAGAACAACAAAAAAAAAATTATCAGAATAATAAAGAGGAGATAAAAGAACAAGTAAAACAATATTATGAAGATAATAAAGAAAAAATAAACGAACATAAAAAACAACATTATCAAACCAATAAAGAAAAAATTTCTGAAAATAAAAAAATAAAATTTATATGTGAATGTGGTTCTGAATGTAGATTATCTGATAAATTAAGACACGAAAAATCAAAAAAACATATAAATTTCATTAATAATAATTTTTAAATTTTTTATATATATATAATATATATATATATATATGAGTTATAATACAGGAATTGACCAACGTGTGAGACCGGTTACATATTTTAATAATACCATTGCAGAGGACCAACCACAAACACAAACTAATTTATCATTAATAGCAAATTTAAGATATGTTCAAACATATTTGTCTAATATTGTACAAAATTATTTACCCGTTTTAAATCCAATTTTTCGAGGTACATTGACATCTACTACAGGTGGAAATATAAATTTAACAGGATCATCATCTTTAAGTGTTCCAACTATTATAAGTAATACAAATTTTACAGGTAATCCAACAATAAACGGAAATCAAATATCAGTAATAAAAATAGGAGAAATAAAAATGTTTTTAAATAGTATAGCCCCTAATAATTTTTTATTATGTAATGGCGCTTCATATCCTATTACACAATATCCTACATTATTTAACCTTATAAGATATACTTATGGTGGTAGTGGTAATTTTTTCAATATTCCAAATTTTCAATCTCATTTTCCAATTGGTGCAAATTATCAAAATGGATTAGGATGTGCTTTATCTAATTTCGCAACCGGAAATGGAAGTGTTGGGGCTTATAATACTTACGCACCATCTACATTTTTTGGTGGTGATAGTTATCAACCTTTAGCTCCTGTAATTGATAGAGTACCGAGCCATACTCATAATATTAACGACCCTGGTCACCAACATCAAACTTTTTTAGATAGTACAGTACAATTAGGTACTCCAGCCATCCCACCAGAACCGACAATTTTAGTTTATGGAACTTCTCTCCCTCTATATCCTACACTTTCAGCATTTACAAATATAGCAATCGAAGGAAGTGGGACAAATATTCAGGTAAATGACCCTATTAGTGGATTAAATGGTGTTAATGTGTCGCCCCCTTACACTTCTGTATTTTTTTATATATGCTTTGAATAAATATTTAAAATATTATAAAAAAATAAATTATTAAAAAAAATATATATACATAATATATATATAATGTCTGACAAAACTTTATTTAATCAAGATTTAACTTTAAATAGTTTAACTGTAAATAATTCTATTGATTCTAACGCCTCTGGTTACGTCGCACAATCTACAACTGTAAACCCCGATAAGATTACATCTCCACAATTAGCAGTAGATTTATTAGGTATATTCTCTACAACAAGCCCAAATCCTCCTGTATTAAGCTCTTCAAACAATAATCTTATAGTAGATTTATACGGAACTGCTCTTATGCAAGTGAATGGTACTGGTGGCGTGTATGCCGGCGCAATAAAATCTGGTAATACTGTAACTATTCAAAATGGATTTGGAAACCCAAATGATGTTGTGTTGTCTTGTCCTCAAAATAACGTTTTAAATGTTGCTGGAAGTGTAATTACAACCAATGTAGAAATATTATCATCAACTGGTAATGTTAATTTAACTGCTCCAGCTGGTTCAACTTTACAAGTAGGGGGAAATGTACAAGCTGAAGCATTAGCTGGTACTGCTCTTATTCTTCAAAATGGTGTCAATTCAACAACTTTATCGCAATCATCGACTGCTAATAATACTCTTGTAGTTGCTGGTGATTTACAAGTTGGAAATTCTATCACCCTGCCCGAAAATCAATATGCATTTGTATCTTCTCCAGTTTTTACTGGTGGTTTAATTTCTTGTGTTTATACTCCTGCTACTCCTGTTGCTTGTCTTCCTGGTCTATATACTGCTATTAATTGTAATATTCAAAATGTTCCAACAAATATTAATATAAATACTTGTGCATTTTTCTTTCAACTCCAAAGCCCCAATTCTTTCAATGGTTGTGTTCCAGTATGTGTCCCTGCTTACCAAGCAACAAGAAATGGTACTACAATATCTTTATCAATAGCAGTATCAAATGCTCCTGGTGCAAGTGGTGCTACAATTAATAGTGTAAGTATTTTTATAGTAAATCCTTCTTATGGTGCTAATGCTCCTTAAATTATTTAATTTTTAATTTAAAAAACTATTTAAAAAAATATTTTAAAAACTATTTAAAAAAATATCTATATTATATTATATATAGAATGTTAAATAATAATGAAGAAATAAAAAAAGGATATGAAAAATATTTAAAGATTAAACAAAGAACTAATGAATGCTCTAAAAAATGGATAAAGGAACATCCTGAAAATGCTAAGAAAAATAATAAAACATATTATAATAAAATTAAAGAAGAACAGCCAGAAAGATATAAAGAGATGTTAAAGAAAAAAGTAGAACAGAAAAAAGCAAGAGAAGGGAGACAAAAAAATAATATTGAATTAGTAGAAATTGTAAAAATGGATGAGGAGGAACTACATCCAGCTTTACAAAATTTATATTTTTAAATATATAATAATTTTATAAAATATATATATAAAAAATATTTTTATAAAAAAACTATTTAAAAAAAAATTTCTATATATATTATATATTATGGAATTACAAAACGAAACACCAATAATTATTTATAAAAGTTATAGCCAATGTCAAAAAAAAGCTAACTTAAAATATAAAGCGAATAACAAAGAAAAATGTAATTTACTTGCTAAAAAATATTATGACGAGAAAAAAGATGATCCAGTATATATTCAAAAAAAGAGAGAGAATGCAAAAAGATATTATCA